AGTCGGCACACATCCGTACATTGCCATATCCATCGCTGGCACAGGTTTCGGCACATCGATTCTCACGTAGAATTTTTGTTCCAGCTCTGCCTTTGATGGCAGTAATCTTCTGACTTCGCTGGCCCACCTGCCGTGAGATGGCATAGCCTCTTCAATGTATTGCTCATACATCGGCACAAAAGCTTGCAATTTATCGTTGGCAATTTTGGCTTGATCTTCAAGTGCTGCCAATACATCTGGCACTATCGTGACAAAACATAATTTTTCCGGCTTACCTTTGATGTAAGGCTGCGCGAGTTTGTCAAAAATAGTTCGAACCTTGCTGTGTGCCGATACGACTGCCATCAATTTTTCGTGATGATCTCCCAACAGTGGAACCTGCACCTCGCCCTTCAAAGCGCCTGCCGCCTTCACTGCCACCTCGCTTGCCTCGATTAGAAATTTCTTCCCCTTCCAGTCACCTATACTGACTGAGAGAATCATGAAATTCGCGGCGGCCATTTTGACTGCATCGGACACTGAGTTTTTCGTAGCCATATCCATAATATCTGTAGGTTTCTTTTTCATCGTGTTCCCTTTGCTCATAGTGTTAAAAGTAATTCATAGATACTGCAACAGTAATACAATGCACGATATATGCCAGAGTTATAAAGACGTTACATATCAACAGGTTAACAATTTGGCTTGTGACATGTCAGCAGTAAGATGTCACTGTCGGTAACATAAAGTGTTACTGCGGTAACAATCACATGTTATTTGGGTGACTAAGTAACACATCACATGTATTGGGCAAAAGTCTTTCTTCTATCTATACGTGTTAAAAAAAAGTCCTATTTAGCCCTCTTTTGGCGGGCGATATCGACAGCGCCGAGCCATCGCTGGGGAGCCTGTGACAGCCCTTCACGGCATGATCCCATAACACAACATCGTTCTATCTATTCTGGCAGCGTCTCAGGAGGCCATACGAGAGGCTCTCAGATCGGCGAACGATAGCGACTTTTTTGATGAATCATCAGAAAAATACCTATAATTCAGTGACGGGCCTCACAGGCTCTCTAGTAACGAATCCGCTTTTAACTGTCACATATTCAAAGTGACTATTGTTAGCGGTAGGCTGGCGGTGATTCTTACAGCCCTTATCAATGACAGGTCAGCAGCAGCTATATATACTTCCGATATCTAATATTCGAGGACATACAAATGAAGAATGATCTCACTGCCAAACAGGAAAAATTCGCGCAGCTAATAGCTCATGGTTTAGACGGCAAGCCATTAAGTGCTGCTGACTGCTACCGAAATGCATACACGACTAGTGGTAAGCCTGAGACCGTACAGCGTCAGGCTCACGAGCTGAAGAAGAACAGCAAGGTCGCAGCAAGGATAAGCGAGCTATTGGCTCATATGGAGCGTGGGATTAAAGCTAGGGCCATCTCCAGTCAGGTACTTGTCACAGAGAAACTAAGGAAGCACATAGAAGGTGATGTGGAATTATCGACAACTCAGATAGCTGCCATCTCAATTCTCGCCAAGGTTTCTGGAATGATGGTTATAAAGCACGAGGATATAACGCAGCAATCGTCTGACGACATAGCCGGCGACCTCAATCGTAAACTTGCTGAGCTGTTAGCAGTAGATGACATCGATGCAGACACGTCAGGTGTCACACATTAGCCATATGATGTATGTAAGGAGTCATGTCGCACAGTCACACATAGTGGCTGTTAGGAGTCAGGTGTCACACGTTGTCATATAGAGTGAGTGTTATGTAGCATATAGCGAGTGTTATGTAGCATATGACAAATGTGATGTCACACCCCCCTGATAGGGGTACCCCCCCGACAGCAGGCGACTACCCGATATATATACATAGTAAACCACGCAAACGATTACCCACTTTTTACAACCTCCCTGTTTTCTCACAAGTCCGTTGTCACCTGTTTACCCTTTATTCTGTAGGGAAGTGCCACTAATTATTCGGGAAAAAATTTTCTGCAAAATTTCAGAGAAACGTCACCAGTAACACTTGACATGTCTCTGTCAAGGGCTAGAATATGTTATACTTCTCGTAGTTACGCACGATATATAACAGTTCTTTATATAGCGTAAATTCCTTGATGGAATTTGGTTTACGAGCGGTTTATAACAGACGGTTATATAACAGGTAGGAGGCATCTATAGTGGAAGGCAAAGATATAAGCGTTAAGAAAGGCTCTAATAGAAAGCCGCCCGATAAGCCTAGTATGACTGTGACTGCACAGCCTCGTGTAATGAGCGCCTTGCCTCCTAGTCAGTCTATTAAGTCTGCTGATGTACAGGGAAAGCAGACAAGTCGGAAGGCTGGCTCTGTTAGAGGCACTAAAAGAAGTATTGATGGGATAGCTTTGCGAGGCTTGACCAAAGCTCCAGTTACATAACTGGCACGTTAAGGAAGTCTATGTCTGTAAGACAGAAGATATTAATAACTGTTCTAAGGTTAGATAACCTTGTTAGAGAAGATGCTAAGAAGTTGGCAAAGAAGCTTCTCAAACAGAAATTCATGTCTAACAGAGACAGGCAGAAGTCTAAGGTTCTCTTAGCCAATACACGCAGAAAAGTGTTATTGAGACATGCCTATATGAACAGTGAGCCGGAATTATGCCAGTAAAGATTGATCCTGCGCTTTTAGCCACGGTTCACACTCTTCCTGAAGCAAAGCAAAAAGAGATACTTGATTTACTAAATTCTTTAGAAGAGGCCGAAAAGCGTGAGAAGGCGCGAGAAAGCTTCATGCCTTTTGTTAGGTATATGTGGCCTGCTTTTATAGAGGGTCGCCATCACAAGATTATGGCTGATGCCTTTGAAAGGATAGCTAAGGGCGATTTAAAGCGGTTAATAGTCAATATGCCGCCTAGACACACAAAGAGTGAGTTTGCCTCTTTCTTGTTACCAGCTTGGTTTCTAGGTCAATACCCAGATAAGAAAATAATCCAGACGGCGCACACCGCCGAGTTATCGGTAGGCTTCGGCAGAAAGGTTCGTAACCTTGTCGATGACGATGATTTTAAGAACGTATTTCCAAAGCTCGCATTACGGGCCGACTCTAAAGCTGCTGGGCGATGGAGTACCAATGCAGGTGGCGAATATTTCGCTATCGGAGTTGGTGGTGCTGTTACTGGTAAAGGCGCAGACTTGCTCATCATTGATGACCCTCATAGTGAGCAAGAAGGACAGAGCATAGACCCCTCTGTGTTCGACAAAACCTACGACTGGTACACATCCGGCCCACGCCAGCGCTTACAGCCCGGTGGGGCTATTGTTATCGTTATGACACGATGGCATATGCGCGACTTAACAGGCAAAATTGTTAAAGCCTCAACCCAGCGCGAAGGCGTTGACGAGTGGGAGGTAATAGAGTTTCCGGCGCTAATGCCGTCAGGTAATCCGCTTTGGCCGGAGTTCTGGAGCTTAAAAGAGCTTGAGGCGCTAAGAAACGAACTACCCGCAAGCAAGTGGAACTCTCAGTATCAGCAAGCACCAACAGCAGAAGAGGGTGCGCTGGTTAAGAAAGAGTGGTGGCGAATCTGGAAACAAGATGACCCGCCGCCGTGTGAATTTGTTATTCAGTCATGGGACACAGCCTTTCTCAAGACTCAAAGAGCCGACTACTCAGCCTGTACAACATGGGGAGTATTCTACAGCCCTAACGATGAGGGGCTTACCAAGCCTAATATTATCCTTCTCGATGCCTACAAGGAACGACTTGAGTTCCCCGAACTGAAGAAAGTGGCGTATGAGATGTATATGGACATGAAGCCGGACGCTTTTGTCGTTGAGGCCAAGGCTGCTGGCACACCGCTTATCTTTGAGCTGCGAGCAATGGGCATACCCGTTTCCGAATACACCCCTACCAGAGGCAATGACAAGATAGCGCGAGTTAACGCTGTTGCTGACTTGTTCGCATCAGGAGTTGTTTGGTGTCCTGAAACCCGATTTGCCGAAGAAGTTATGGCAGAATTTGCGGCTTTTCCAGCAGGAGAGCATGACGACCTAGTAGACTCATCTACTCAGGCACTATTAAGATTCAGACAGGGCGGCTTTTTAAGCCTGTCCTCTGACGAGCAGGAAGAAGTTCATATGCCCAGAACGGGCAATTACTATTAATCACAGGAGTTAGAACCCTATGAAAGATGAAATAGAAAAAGCAATAGTCAAACTAGCAGCAGCAATAACAATAATGTCAACACCAGAGGCGTGTATGAAATCCACGCAAGCAGTGTTGAACCTTACTAATGCCCTCGCTGTCCTAGACCG